TGTTGCTGGGGCTTGAAACCCAGTAGTTGTTATTGCCATTTTTGCTCCTTTTATGCAATTTAATGGCAATTTATCATTTGTGGCTGTGTCAAATCTACCCAATTTTGAGAAAATCAAAAAGAAAATTTAGTGTTTTTAAAAAAAGTGAGCCCTAAAAGATAGGGCTTTTAATTGTTGTTTGAGTTTTTAGTAGATATGTAGCTAATTTTTACACCTTGACTAATTTTATTTTTAGTTAGCCTATTTACCGCTTTAGCTTTTACGCCGTCGCTTATATGTTTATTGAGCAATATTTTTTCAACTGCACCGACCTTGTCGCTACTATTGTCTATTGCATCAAGTAGATTTTCTACTCCTTTTTGGTTATTTTTTGATATAGCAGCCATATCGGTATCTACTCTCGTTTTCTTGTTATAATCAATAAAGTTTCTATCACTATAGTAGTCAAAGATTTTTTTGCCGTCATTATATTCATCGACAACTACTTTTAGTTTTACATCGTTTTTCCCTAATGTGTACGCATATCTTATTTTGTCTGGTAATTTCTCAAAACTCTCACTATTTATGTCTCCACCCCTTATCACGTCCATAATATTTAAAAGCTCATTATTGTTAAGCCCCCCAGTTTTTTCTATTCCAGCGTGTTTTATCATTATTTTTTTTGCTCCAGCATTTCTTGAACCATACTCAAAAGAATAAAGATCATTTAGGTCGTGGCCTTGCAAAACTATTTTGTCTTTTTTCCCAACAAAGACATCATATATATTTTTTTGCTCACTATTGAGTGTGCTAATATCAACTTTTTGTAATTCTTTTATTACGTTATTTACTTTAGTATCTTTTAAGGCTTTTTGTTCTACTATATCATCCTTGGGGCGGATCATAGAGTGTTGTCTATACGCCCCATTATCCATCTTTATTAGATCACTTTTAGCCTGCTCTTTTTTAGCCATAAAATCATCAATTAAACTCCTTATCTCTTTGCTTTGTGCCTGAGTAAGCAGATCAAATCTATCTTTTATTGGTATAGCTTCGTTTTTCATTATATCGGTTAAAGCGTCAGACGTAGTTTTTGCTTTTAAAAATGCCTCAGCATATAAATTCTTTTTACCTGCTTGTTTGCCTATTAGTGGGATATGTTTTGCCAAACGTTCAAAACTTCTTGCTACAAATGCCATAGCTACTTTACCACTAAAGCTTGTGGCTATACTTCCACCTTGGCTTTTTGTCTTTAGCCCTGCATCTATTGCGTCAATTATGCCTTTTGTATTTGGGCGAAATTTTGCGTCATCAAATAGTGCTTTTTGTAAAGTTTTCGCTTCGTCACTTACAAATTTAGCGTCGCTTAGTTTTTCTGCTACCGCAATAGGATTAAACCCTTTTCTATTCATGCCAAGATCAACTAGCTCGTCTTTTATTGCACTCCTTATGTAGGCTTTTTCTACTTCTGCTATTTGCTCTTTATTGAGCCCTTTGGTTGTTTTAGCCCAAACGTCATTATTTTTATTGATCAAATCACCGACTTTATCAAAGTTAAAATCGTCGCTCAATAGATCATTGCCATTATTGAAAATCTTTGTATCTTTTAAGGCTTTCATTTGAGCATATTTTTCGTCCTGCTCTTTTAGTAATGCCCTAAGCTCGCCCCTGTCATCACCAAGAGACTTAAACATGCTATCATCTAACACTTCTTTTAAGGCTCTAGCTTGTTGCTCGCCAGTGTAGTCAGAATTTCTTATTGCTTTATTTAGATAACGCCTAACATCAAACGCCTTATTAATATTAAAGCCCTCTTGCGCCATTTGATCTAAGGCTATACGCATTTTATCTCTATCTTCTACTTTTGCATAATTAGCCACAATGCTATTTATCGCATCGTCTAGCCCTTTTTTATCTATTTGTAGTGGGCTATTGCCTGCCACTTGCTTGAAGGCATCTACTACTTGGTTATAATCGCTTTTTGTGGCGTTTACATAACTACCCAAAATATCACTAACAAATGCTTTATCGGTATCATCTAGTTTTCTAAAACTCTCTGGGTTGATCCTAAAGTTTTTATCAATTCCAGCTGCTTCTAATCTCTTTTGTGCTTGGTCATCAATTATTTTTATAGCTTTATTTCGCACCAAGTCATCGCTACCTATTACATCAGCAATAGTTTTCATTTCGCTAGGGTCAGCAAAGGCATTATTTAGTGCGATCTCTTGCTCTTTTGTGATTTGTGGGTCAAGTGTGCCTTTGGCTTTATTCTCTACGTATTCGCCAGCCTTTGTGACTTTATCTTTTACCCAAGGGCTACTTGTTCTATTAGCATAATCATCTGCATAAGCTTTTGCTTTCAGCCCTAAAGTGTTTATATCATTTAGCTCTATTTTATTGTTGGCTAAATAAGCCTCTTTTTCAGCCAGCTCTTCAGGCGACAAGACTGCATCTGCTGCTTTAATACTCCTTGTTATATCTCCCATTGCTGGTGCGTGATTTGCACTTGTTACATCTCCCAAAAGAGGCGTATTATTTAATATATTGACGGCTTTTTGTTTTAGATTAACATTTTCTATTTCGTTGCCAAGGCTATCTTTTAATGTTTTGCTCTTGTTAATTACATCGCCTGCTTTATTTATTAGTGCTTTGCCGCCTTTAGCTACTGCATAACCTACGCCATCACCTAATACACTAAGTCCTGCGTTTTCTAACATTAAATTTGCAAGTGTTCCAGTATCTACGTTTTGCCCAGTATCATTTGCGTTGCCCACATAATCCCCTGCTGCACCAAGTGCAGAGCCAACTGCCCCACCTGCTATTACTGGCAATAGACTACTTCCGCCAGTTACTGGAGCTAAGAGCGCTCCACCTACGCCTGCCATAATAGAGCCTTTATTGGCTTTTGTGCTATGCCAAAGGTCTTTTAATATGCCTTGGTCTAAATCTACAAGCTCACCAGCTTTGTTTTTAAAAAGGACATTGCCGTCAGCATTGACAAGACTGCCTTTGCCTTGTCTTTTTAACTCAGCTGATATTTGTTTTAATGCATCAACCCCTTTTTGCTCTACTACTTCTTTGTCGCCAAAAACTTTTTGTGTTAGTGGCACTTGTGCGTCATATTGCGCCCTGATACTATTTATTGCATCCACCATTTCTGCGTTATTATCGGCGTTGGCTTCCCTTATGCGGTTGTCATAGCGATCGTCTGGGTCGCTAAAATAGTTTGTCATAGAGCGCTTTAACTCATTCGCCTTAGCGTTTATCCCTAGCGCCTTTTTATCATTTACAAAGGTATTATAAGTTTTTGGTTGTTCAAATCGCATCGTTTTATCCTTTTGTTAATATTCGATCACATTTTTAAAATTATTTTTTGTCTCAGTAGCGCTTGGTTTTTTATTAAAAAATTTATCTAGTCTTTTATCTATTGCATTTAAGCGATCTATTTGATCTTGATATTTTTTCTTTGCGTATTGGTTGCTTACGCTATCTCTCTTTAATTCTAGCTCTTGCCTTGCTGCTGGCACTGTTAGCCCCTGTAGCTTTTGAGCTTTAGCAAGCTTGTCATTATCAACAAAAGCACTATCAAGACTTACTTTATATTCTTTGTCAAAGTCTTTTCTTTCCGCATCTGCTCTACCAACACGGACAGCCTGAAAGCCTGCGTTGTTCAACATTGCTAAAATAGCCTCAGCTGCTTTTTTATCTGCTCCAGCCCCTCTCATTGCGTTAAAGTTATCGCCGATCCTATCTAGCCAGCCATCGTAATTGTCTAACCTTTTGTCTTCTGGTATCTGTTTTAATTGCTCTTCTAGTGTTGCTATTGTTTTTATGGTGTTACTTTGTGCGAGGTTCGCATCTAGTGCTTTTTTCTCAGCCAGTGCTTTATTTACCGCTGTAACAGCGGCTTTTGGGTTTGTTTTATATTGAGCCACCATTGTTTTTACAAATTTATCTTTATCTATCGTTCCGTCTGGGTTTAGAGCCCCATATTGTCCTGCCAAAAAAGCATTGTCTGAATTTGCCTCTGCAAGTGCGCCAACTTCCCCCTCATTTGCTTGCATCTTCATTGTTAGGTCAAGGTTGTTTTGTTGTGCCCTTGCTTCCCTTGCGTCTTGCCTATCTAGTAAAAGTTGATTTTTATACCATTGATTAAAAGCTCTATTCTCATTATTAGCGTCTATTTGAGCGTTAATTTGTTTTTCTTTGAGCGCAAAATCTCTAGCGTCAGTGTTCATTTTCCACGCCCTATCTTTCTCTTGGTTCTCTATTTGATTTTTCCTCCACGCTTCGTTTGCGTCAAAAAGTTTATTGTTGTAGCTTTCTTGTGCTAAATTTGATCTATTTTCCTCTGCTAGTCTTTGTTTTGTGAAGTTGTTTCTTACGCTATCTTGATAAATATCCCATAAAGCTCTACCAGTAGCACCCACTGCGTCTATTGTGTTGGTGTTGTAGTTAAAATCTACTTTGTTTGGGTTAAAATATGGCATTTTTGCTCCTTTTTGTGAGGCTTAAATTAATAAGCCTCATCCTCTTGTTGTTTATGAAAGTTTGATGCGTTCCAAGCATTGACTAAATTTTGATTTGCTTGATTTTCTCTTTGTAATTGCCTTTGTGAAAGCATCTTGTTAAAGTCGTAAGCATCTTTATTTAGTTTAAACGCTTGTTTTGCTACTTTGTTTTGGTTATAAGCGCTCCATAACGCGCCACCAGTTCCTAAAGCTGTTAGCCAGTTAGGCACGCCTCCAGCGTCACCGCCACCAAGCCAACTTAAAAAGCCACCACCATTTTTGCCAGCCCCTTGTGTTATATTGCTTCCGCCCCAATCCCAACTCATTTTTTACTCCTTATAGTCCTGCTAATTTCAAAAGCTCTGCGCCATATTCTACGTCGCTCACGTTCTCGCCTTTTTTGGCTCTATCAAACGCCGATAGCTCACTGCTTGCATTTGAGCCACTTAAAATTTCGTCTGGCTTTTCTTTGCTTTTTGCTACGTTTATCATTCCCATTGCGACTGCTTTCCAGCCAACATAATTTTCACCAAGTAGATCACTCATACCGTGAGCTTTTGCAAACTGGGCTAGATCATCAGGGCGTATTGTTGGGTAGTCTTTTTTAAACTCTGCTAGGTTTTTGTCAAAGACTGCTTGGCGTCTTGCTTCTTCTGCTTGCGCTGCTTGAGCTTGCGAGATTTGATCCATTTGAGCTTTTAAGGCGTCAAGATTTCCAAGACCTAAACTATCAAGTAGTGCTTGTTTTTCAGGGGCAAGCTGTGGCTGTGCTGGCTCTTGCGGTTGCTCTTTTGCTGCTAACGCTTCAGCCATTGCTTGCTTGATAGCCTCGATATTAAGTTCCTCTTTTTTTGGCTCTTCTGCTACTATTGGTTGCTCTGCTGGCTGTTCTTGTGGTTCTTGCGCCACTTCGTTTGTTTCAGGCTCTACCTGCTCGTCACCATTTACGATACTTACTAATTCATTTAATGCTTCTTGCTCTGTCATTTATTACTCCTCTTTGTAATTTTCAAAAAAACTTAAAAGGCTTTCGAGTGTTTTCATATTCTCGATCGCCCTTAACCTCGTTTCATCGCTATTTTTATTATCTTGGCTAGCATTTACATTGGTCGAATAAAGCCCCAAAAGATATTCTGAAAAATCCCTAAACGCTTGGCATTGCGTCAGCTGATAAAGCTCCTGCTTCTGCGATAGGCTCTGCCACGCTTGGCAAAATAGCCTGTGGCTTAAGTTGTTTAGCAAGCTCACTCTCCTTTCCGATAAAATTCTCTGGGTCTTTTATGCCATATAGTGGCAATAGCTCTAATAGGATTTTCTCGTTTGCTTCTTTCATCCTATTTGCACCCTCGCCGTCTTGAAGTTGCAAGCACATGCCAAATTGAGCTGCTATTACTTGGCTAGCATCCATCAGACTTTTCTTTTGCACCTCTTTATTTAGCGCTCCTATACCAGTGTTTAGGTTGATGTTAAAGCTCGGTATTTCACCGCGGTTAAACCCTGCAAAAAATAATGGATCACCATATTTCCAAACAAGAAATGCAAGGCGTTCAAATATAGGCTCAAAAAAGGTCTCATTGTAGGTTCTTATATACCCTTGAAGCCTTACGCTCCCCTCATTTGCCATAATTGACGCCATTGTCGCTGTTTCTTGCCTAGTTGTTGGTGCTCCATTTTGCTGTGGGCTTACTCCGCTAACTTCGCTCATCTCCTGCTCGATCACTTGAAGTGTAGCCATTGAAGCGTTGATGTCGCCAGGCGGTACTATCTTGATGTCTGCTGGGCTATCAGTAAAAATCGCACCACTTGGGCGCTCTAAATCAGCCCTTGATATACTTGCACTTCGGTTAAAAATGATCTTTGGCGTTGCTTGGTTTCTTGTTACATCTGTGATTGAGTTTCTAATAGCATTTAGCTCATCTTGTAAAGGTAGCAACGAAGCAAGAGCTGGCTCACCATAGGCGCAGACAAACGTTTGATCAGTATTGCGTTTTGTTTGTGGCAGCATATAGCCAAAAATAAATGGCTGTCCGTCTTTTAGTTCTACTTTATCTCTTAGCAACTCGCTATTGTAAAGCGTGCTAACGCTCCATTTCTCATCGTCTAGCTCATAAATTTCATTTAGGCAAATTCTCTCATAAGGTCTGTTCTCACTTAGGTCGATTTGTTTAAAAGTTTTATTCTTGATTAGCTTTTTGATGTCGTTTGTTGTGAGGTAAATTCTATGCACGATATAGCGGATGTCGTCTGTGTTTTTTGCATCAGGGTCAAAATAGATGTCATTTATATCTACTTCCTCTATCTTTGCCTCGTCTTTAGCCCAAAACACTTTTACCACCGAGCTTGCCGAAAAGGCAGATTTTAAAAAAATCGGTGCAAAAACTTTGTATAGATTTATCTTGTCACAATAGAAATTTAGCGCCTCTTGCCACTTGTCGATCACATCGTGCGTTGAGTTTATATAAGGTTCTAGCTTTGCAAATGTGTCATTGTTGAAATATGTTTCGGTTAGGCCGTCATATATCCTTTTTGCTTTTGAGTTGAGCTTTGGTATGTAGTTTTTGCTCTTGTTTCTCT